CGGAGACGTCCAAGTCCGGTGACGGGTACCACCTGTTCTACCGGACCGACGAGAGTTGGGACGACGTCAAGGGGTATGGCCTGCTCAACGACCGGGTGGGCATCGAGCAGGGGGTGGACATCCGGGGAACCGGGTGCGTCTACCACCACAAGCAGCAGCGGTGGAACCAGCGGATCCCGGCGAAGCTGCCGGACTACATGGTCGAGCTGCTGCAACGTCGCGACCAGCGGGCCGCGGCGACACACGAGAGGATCGACAAGGTCCTCGCCAACCAGGATGAGATGGAGGTTCTGATGATGCATGACGAGATCCTCACGGATCTGGCGAAGCCGATCCCGCAGGGGAAGCGGAACGTGACGCTCTTCGCGCTGGGCAACCAGATGCGGCAGGCGCAGGTGCCGGAGTGGGAGCAGAAGCTGACCGAGCGGGGTCTCCAGGTCGGTCTGCCGGAGGACGAGATCGACCACCTGATCGAGAACATCGACCGGTACGGTTCGCCGGTGGTCCCGTGAGGACCACGCTCGAGCTCGACTTCAACGAGGTCACGCTGCTGCTGGCCGCATTGGAGGAGAAGCTCGGGAAGAGCACGGACCAGGAGGAGTCCACCATCCTGGAGAACATGATCACCTACATCAAGGAGGTGCTGTGAAGCCGAGGTGCGTGATCTGCCCTCCTGACACAGCGATGGCCGTGGTCGAGATCAACGGCAAGGGCGTCTGCAAGGACCACATCGACGAGGCGATGGCGGAAGCCTTCACCCCGGTGAGGACACTGAGGCAGTACTACGAGTCTCAGGCAGAGTGACCCTGTAGGAAGGGGAGGGGAGTCGTGGCCATCGGCCGCGGCTCCTCTCTTTTTTTCCGGGTATCCTGCGAGGCATGTCGGAGCAGATGAGCAAGCCACTTCTCACCGAGGTGGAGCAGCAGCTGAAGCAGCGGTTCGACCGCGACGAGGCGAACAGGCACCGGGTGCCGAGCACCGCGAAGGATCCGATGGTCAGCCCACGGGTGGAGTCGCTGATCCTGCCCGACGCGGAGCGGGCCCGGATGCCGCACACGAAGGACAAGTACCTGATCAAGGAGAACCCGCACCTGGTGCAGTGGGAGCGCGAGGTGCGCAAGTTCCTCCGCAACCTCTCGCCCCAGCACGGGCACCGGGTGGCGGCGGTGATGATCTACGAGTGGGCCACCGGGATCAAGGTGGCGGAGCTGATGGCAGCAGGCGGCTCCGCGCACGCCGACCTCATCAAGATCAACAAGATCCTGCGCTTCTACTTCGGCAAGCCGTACATGACCTACATCTGCGGACGCAAGGTGGCCAAGGCCTACCGGGTGCGGCCGGGCTACTACATCAAGCGGCACCGGCCACAGACGCTGACGCTCTGGGCGGAGTACGCGGAGGGAACGCTGAACCCGTGACCCACCTCGAGCTCCGCCGGGTCGAGGCCGACGGGACCCGGGTGTACTCCGACTACCACCGGTACACACCGATGGCGGATGAGGACCGGACCAACGCCCGCCGCAAGCCGGACGACCCGCGAGCCGTCCGCTTCCACGGGCGCTGGTTCGTACCCCTGGCCGTCCTCGACGACGAGACCCGTGAGATGCCGGAGACACGGCCTGACGAGGAGACACTGGAGCACCGGGCCAGCTGTAGGTGCGATGTCTGCCGGCGCCCTGAGGCCACCGTTCTGTGGCGCAGGCAGGCTAAACGCGGATCCGGTTGAGCACGTCCTCGTCCGGCAGCGGGCCGCCCTCGAGCCGGTGGAAGATCTGCTCGATGGAGTCGAGGTCCTTGGCCAGGATCGCCTGGAGGAACAGCGTCGCCGCGGTGTGGTCCAGGATGTCCGGGCTGTCCTTCCAGATCGTCTGCACCGTGCCGAACCGCTGGTGCCACAGCCACACGATCCGGGTGTCGAGGCTGGCCCGGTGCTGCTCGGGGATCCGGTGACGGTACTTCCGGACGACTACTGGCACGCTGTCGGAGGACATGACGAGGCTCCCAGGTAGACGACGGAGATCAGGATCCAGCAGACGTAGCCCAGCGCCAGGACGACCGGCGTGCCGAAGACGAGCATCACCAGCCACTGGATCGGGTCGAACCTCATGGCAGCTCGTTCCCTCCTGTCATGTCGATGAAGTCGATCGAGACCTCCACCCGGGTGGCGGGGTGGCTGCCGGCGCGGCGCTTGCCGACGAGCCGGTCGAGGATCATCTTCCTCGCCCGGTTCGCCCGGTTCATCGAACCGCGGACGGAGGCGTCCGGACGGTTGGCGATGTCGAACAGGGTGCGCGAGACGAGCTCGTAGATCGGGGTCTGGATGACCTCGTCGTCGAGCGGTACCGGGTAGTCGGCCACCTGCTGCAGTGCCTGGCGTACGGTGACGGGCTTCACTGTCGCAGCTCCTCGGTGAACATGAACTCGGTGTCGCCGTTGTGGCCGTGGATGGCGCGGGCCGCCTCCATCGAGTCCCACACCACGGTCGACCCGTTCTCCGAGAGCCAACGGAGAGCGACCTTCCCGTCGGAGAACTCGATGCCTTCGGCTACGAGTCCTGTCCCCGAGATGCCTGAGCTGTCCACCTTCCGGTGCATGACGAAAGCCCTCATCGTGCCCACACTCCTGTCCAGTCTTCTGCGTAGTCCACGGAACCACCGGTCCCGGGCTGCTCGAAAAATTTTCCACCAAAGAAGTCGAGCTCCTTCGTGGCCTGCACCGAATAGCGCAGGGCGTCCATCATGTTCGAGTGCTTGTCGTGCAGGGGCTTGGACGTCCACACCTGCATCTTGGTGTTGTACTCGTACTTGTAGTTCTCGAGGCACTCGGTGAACCAGCTGCAGTTCGACTCATGGACGATCATGTTGTACATCTGCATCCGTACCTGCTGGATGTCGGTGATGATGTCGTAGTCACCGGAGCGTGAGCCCGGGATCTTCCACACCTTGCCCGACTTGGCCAGCACCGAGACGTTCGGGAACTTCGCGCGCATCATGTCCGCGGGTGTGGTGTTCACCGCCTTCTCGTGGTGCTCCCCGTCCCACGGAAGGATCATCTGCGCGATCTGGTGGAAGTAGTGCTTCTCCCGCAGCACGTCGACGTACTCGGGCAGCGACTTGCCGTGTCCCTCGCCCGCGTCGTAGATCCACATGCGTCCGTTGATCCATTGGAAGACGACCCACGCCGTGGCGTCGGAGTGCAGGCCTGAGGCCCCGATGTCGAAGGCAACGTAGACCGGGTGGTTCTGGTTGAGGTTGAAGTCGTAGATCCGCTGCTCGTGGACCATCTTCATGTACGCCTCGCCGTACACAGCGGCGGCGTCCATCTCCTCGAACGAGCAGTAGTACTCCTGCTCGAACATCCGGTCGTTGCCGAAGCGACGGCGATAGGCCTCCCGGTCCTGCTCGAGTTGCGCTTCGCTGCGGACAGGCGGGCCGCCTACCCGCTTCATCATCTGGTTCAGGTCGTCAATGGTCCTGACGATGACCTTGCAGTCCTTCGATCCCTTGAAGGACTCCATCAGCAGCCAGAGCGGGTTCCTCCGCTTGCCACGCGGGGTGCTCGCCACGAGCAGGCGCTTCTCCTCCTGCTCGTTGGAGAGGATCGGCATCAGCCGGGGCATCGGGTCCTCGCGGAAGAAGAGCGACAGCTCGGTGAAGGCGTAGTCCTGGAACGAGGTGCCGACACCGTTCTTCCCCTTGCCCGCCTGGAAGTAGCCCTGGAGCTTCAGCCGGCTGCCGTTCTTGAACCTGCCCTCCATGTAGGAGTCGCGCCAGGTGACGGACTCGGGAGGCACGTTGTCCTGCAGCGCCTGGACGTACTGCAACGACTCGGGGTCGTAGTACGTCTTGTCCCAGAGGATGTCGCGGATCATCGGCTGGTCGAGCGAGATGTACACGCCGGTGGTCTTCGGCGTCTGCAGGCGGCGCTTGCACATCTCCATGCTCATGCCCAGGTCCTTGCCAGCCTGCCGGGGCAGGATCCCGATCCCGATGCGGTACTTCTCCCACATCTGGTGGAGCTCCTCCTGGTACGGGCGGGAGCGGTAGTGGACCGGGAAGATGGGCATGGGCTCAGGAGAAGATGACGGCCTTGGCGCCCGGGTTGGCCTCGAGGATGGACTTCCCCCGCGGTGAGGTGGACAGGGTCTTGGCCCGCGCCTCGACATGGGCCATGGTCCGGTCGAGCTCGAAGTGCATGGCGTCGGGACGGTTCTTGTAGTCGCCGCCCCAGCGGATGCAGCCCTTGTAGAAGGTGAGCCGCTTGTGGATCTTCGCCACCTCGGCGGGGCTGAAGGTCTTCAGCGTGGCCACACCCATCGGGTGCTTTGTGGCATTGAGGTCCATGGCCGTGCCACTGGCATGGTTCGACGGAGTGGTGCCGCCCCGGACCGGGCGTGGCGCCCAGCCCCAGTCGTCCCAGGTCTTCTCCTGGTCCAGCGACTCGATGGTCTGGTCGAACCACACCGCCATGTGCACCAGCAGGAACCCTGCTGACCCGTCACGCAGCAGCAGGTGCCGCTTGGTGCCGGGGACCAGCCACTTCCGCAGCCGGGGCAGCCGGCCAGAGGTGTCGGAGTCGAGGACGGGGTAGCCGTTCTGGGAGTTGACCATGTCAGTCCACCTTGATCTCGTACTCGGCCTCGATGAGGGAGTGATCGGAGTGCAGCGGGAACTGGTTGTCGGTGAGGACCCGGGCCGAGCCGCACTTCACCCGGGTGTCCGGGTCGTAGGAGGCGATCACGTCGATCGTCCGGGTGTCGTGGGTGTCCGGCCAGGACTTGAGCTCGTCCCAGCAGGTGGTGAGCGGGCCACCCTTGAAGGTGTCGACATGCTTGTCGTCGAGGTTCTGGTCACCGAAGTAGAAGACCTTGCGACGGGCTGCTCCGTACTTGTTCGCCTGACGGGTGATCTCGTCGGTCAGCAGCTTGTTGCCGCCGGGGTTGGCCTTCTCCTGCCGCACCGTCTGGTAGTGGCTGCCCAGCAGGGTGAGCCACCCCAGCTCGAGGTCCTTGAAGGTGACGCGGAAGACACCCATCTGCGGGTGCACGCCTGCCTGGCCGTCGATCAGCTTGGTGAACTCGTGCTCGAGCCCATGGGTGATCGGCCGGCGGACGGCGACCCAGAGGTCACCACCGCGGACGTAGCGGAAGTCCTCGGCCCCGGCCGCCTTCCGGTAGATCTCGGAGTCGGAGGTGGTGTTGGCCTCGGTGCCGGACTGCCACCGGTAGTTCCGGGAGCGCGCCCGAGCGAACACCTTCTTCGCATCCGAGGTCTGCTGGGCGTCCGGGTCGGGCGCCTGCATCGAGATGTGTCCGATCCGGATCTTCATGGGTGCTCCTAGATCTGCAGGTTGGGCAGGCCGATGGTCCCGAAGAGGGTGGAGAAGTCTTCCTTCTCGCTCGAGTTCCCGGCCTTCGACTGGATACCAGCCTGCGGCGGGTCAGCAGGTGCAGCAGCGGCAGGAGGCGGGGAGCTCCCTGCCGCTGCCGCTGGGGCAGCCGCGGCTGCCCCACCCGCCGGCGCTGATCGGGGGGATTCAGCGCCGCGAGCTCGTTCGGCCACGATCTGGGATCGCAGCTGGTCGATGATCGGCTGGACTGGGATCGAGTACCCCTGGAGCTTGCCCTCGACCCGTAGTTCGTACGGCGTGGCCATCGTAGCGAACCGGTTCGCCAGGTCGACGTCGAACTCCTTGGTGCCGGGGATCAGGTCGGTGTTGTTCTGGAACAGCTCAATACTGGAGTGCACGGTGTCGAGGAAGCCCGCGTTCTCCTCCATCGCCCGACTCGCCCGGTCCTGGACCTCCTCGACCAGGACCTTCTTCACCGCGTCCTGCCACTCGCGGGCGTCGTCGGTGTCGCGCAGGGTCTCCATGCCCTCGCCGCCGATGACCGGGACCTCTGCACCCACCAGGGCTCGGGGGTGCTGCTCGAGCGCCTCGAAGTACGCGGCGTGCTCGGTCTGCACCTCCTCCAGTGCAGCGCCCTGGTAGGCCTGGGCCGTCTTGTCCTCGATCAGGGTGCTGAGTTCCCCGAGCTTGGGGACGTAGTCGGCCGCGGTGGCAGTCCAAGCAGCCGGGCGATCTCCTGTGCCGGTGGCTCCTGCTGCTCCTCCGGTTCCGGGTGCACCTCCACCAGCATCAGCGGCTCCCCCAGGTCCGGGATCCCCGGCTCCGGTTCCGTCTCCGGCTGTGGGTAGAACATTCCCGGCGCCAGGTGCTCCGGCAGCGGGGGCTCCTCCGGCTCCGGCAGGACCACCAGCCTGGGCGGGAGCAGCGCCCCCTCCAGCCGGTGCACCAGCAGCAGCTGCTCCGTTCCCATCTCCTTGAGCCGCTCCAGCCGGCGCCTCTCCCGCTCCAGCCTTCGCTCCATCTTCCTCCGGCGCGAGCGCACCCATGAGAGCCGCAAACGCGGCATCGCCGTGGACAGGAAGCTCGATGGCTTCAGGTTCTGTGGACTGCTCACTCACGGTCCCCTCCTCGGAACTCCTCCAGGGCCTCGCCCAGCTCCTGCTGGTCGCCCTCGGTGAACTCGAACCCGATGTTCTCGAGGAAGGCGGTGAGCCCCGTCTGGCCGAAGAACATCTTGTGCACCTCGGAGATGGCGGCGAGCTCGACAGCGGCGTGCTCGTCGGTGGTCTCCCAGTCCATCTCCCACTGCAGGACGGCCAGCTGCCACTGCAGCAGCAGGTTCTTGTAGTGGGTCGCGTTCTCGACCGCGTCCTCCTCCGGCGTGGCGTAGGTCAGGCAGTCGTCGTCGGTGGCGATCTCGATGTCGAGGATGTCAGCGAGCTGGAGCAGCTTGGTGAAGTAGAAGTCCCGGAAGTACGGCATGTCGGCGTACCTCATCTCGGTGTACGCACCGACGACGCGGGTCGCCCACTGCGGCGTGATCTTCGCCGTGAGCTCGGCGCGCGCTGGCTTCAGCACCTCACGCCAGATCATCAGGATCGGGTGAAACGTGGCCTCCGGGTTGCCCGGCCCGACGCCGAGCTCCTCGAGGTCGGCCAGGTCCTGGTCGCTGAAGTCGATCCGCTCACTCATGGGGCACCTTCCCTGCCAGCTGGAGCTGGCGGTATTCGGTCTCGATGGCCCGGACGACCGTCCGGATCTCGTAGCACAGCACGTTCTCCACGTAGATCCGCTTGATCTCCGCAGGCACCAGCTCGGCTCCGCCGTAGTAGTCCTGGATGTCGAACAGGTCGAAGCCCTGCTGACCGTTGTAGACGTGGACCTTGAACGGGAAGCGCGGGTCGATGTAGATCCCGACCTGGTAGGAGGGCAGCGTCACCTTCACCTCTGCGAGGCGGGCCGGGCCGGAGCCGGCCACCTCGAAGGTCTCGATGTAGTCGCCGACCTTGATCGACTGCTCCTCGGTGCCGGAGTCCATGTAGGTCAGCACCCGGCGGCCGCGGGGCTTGGGGTAGGCGGGCTTCCGGATCTCCTCCTGCAGCCACTTCCGGCCACCCTCGTCGACGCGGATCACCGCGCCCTCCGGTGTGGAGTTCAGCCGCTCGCCCGCCATCTCGGACGGGTTCAGCGGTGGCGCCGGTGGCGGCTTGGGCTCTGCGCGTCGCAGTCCGTAAAAGTCGGACGGGGGCAGGTCGTCGCCGGCGGAGGGCAGCGGGAGCGACGGCGGGTTCGGGTGCTTCTCCGGAGCCGGTGGCTCGGGGGCCGGGGTCAGCGGCTCGGTGTTGCCGGTCAGGGTGATGTAGGACTGGCGCAGCTCGTCGGTCGAGTAGTCGCGGTAGTGCTTCTCGAAGGCGATGCCACCCTCCTTCAGAGCCTGGTAGTACGCCGCCTTCTCAGTCTGGCTCATGTCTGTTCCTAGGTGGGTCGGGAAGCCGATGTGTGAACAGTACAGCGAGGGCACCGCGGGGTGTAGTCACCCAGGGGGGTGACTACGTTTTCGCGCGAATAACCGCAGGTCAGGGGCCTGCACGGCAGCGTGTAGTCATGTAGTCACCCCCAAGGTTCCAACCGTTGTGGGCTCCTGCTAAAAGTTTCAGGTGACTACTGACTACATTGGGGAAAAAGGGCCTCTGACCTGCGGAAACACGTAGTCACCCCGGGGGTGACTACAGGGTGACTACACAAGCGTCGCTATCCATTCAGGGCGTGGTGCATCAGAGCCGTCCCGAGCTCTCGGGCGTCGTCCCTCGGCATGGCGAAGACCAGCTTCCAGCCGTAGCGGTTGGAGAGCGTCACCTCGACCATGTCGTCGCTGTTCGCCACGGTGAATCCGTCGATCGGATCGGGGTACGGTGCAGACATGACGGTCCTCTACTTCATCCTGCTGCTGCTCGCAGCGATCTGCTTCGGCTTGGCGGCTTTCAGTGTCGCTCACCCCAGGATCCACTTCGTCGCGCTGGGCCTGCTGTTCTGGGTCCTGGTTCCGCTGATCCATGCGGGCAAGGCACTGTAGTCTGCGACACATGATCCGACTCCTTGCAGGTGCAGCCACCGTTGCTGCCGCTCTCACCATGACCTCGGTCCCCTCCCAGGCAAGCCCTGGTCACGGCCACGACTGTGACGAGAGCGTCGGTCGAGGACACCACGAATGCGACCCGCCGGTCGTCGAGCCGCCGACCCCGCCGCCCGCCGCGACGCCGACCGGCTTCAACCTGATCATCGGCTCCAGCGGCCGCGACCGGCTGCCGGGCACCGCCGGGCGTGACGCGATCTTCGGCCTCGGCGGGAACGACCGGCTGCTCGGCCGGCGCGGGTCCGACCGGCTCTACGGAGGCCGCGGCAACGACGTGCTGCGCGGTGGCATCGGGCGCGACCGCGACGTGATGAACGGTGGCCGCGGCTTCGACCGCTGCATCGGTGACACCTCCGACGTCTACCGCTCGTGCGAGATCCGCATCGTCCTGTAGCTACTGCGGCACGCAGACCAGGATCTCGAGGTCCTGGTCGACGGGCGCGCGCTGATGGACTGAGACGAGCGAGGACTCATAGCCTTCGGGACAGGTGGGGCCCGCTGGCCCGTCAGGTCCCGGCGGACCCTGTTTGCCGGTCTGACCGGTCGAACCCCGGTCCCCCTTGGAACCGTCCCGGCCGTCCGTGCCAGGCGCTCCTGGGCTGCCCTGCGGCCCGGGGGACCCCGCTCCGGGCGCACCGTCGGCGCCGGGTGCACCGTCCCTGCCGTCCCTCCCCGCGGGGCCACGAGGACCAGCCGGTCCGGACTTCCCCCGCGGACCGGCGGGTCCCTGTGGCCCCACCGATGTAACGACGACGGGCTCGGAACGTGACGCGGGTTCGAGCTCGGTCGTGTCAGCGCGTGCGTAGGCGATGGACCCGACGAAGGCGGTGATCATCAGCAGCCCCGCCAGGCCGAAGCCGATGACCGGGTTCGAGTAGATCCGCTGCATCATGTCGGAGGCTTGTCAGGCGGGCGGTTCTGCAGCGAGTAGTCGGTGCGTCCGGCGAGGAACCCGGCGAGCAGGCCGATGAGCGTGTTGACGATCCCGGTCACCTGCCTCACCGCGGAGGTGGTGTCGGTCTTCGAGTCGATGATCTCGACGATCATGATCGTGGCACCTGTGGACAGCACCATGAAGCACACCGTGCCGGCCACCAGCAGGACGAGCAGGTCTCCCGTGCTGCGGTCCCGGATCCGCGCCACGCTACTTCTGCCAGTTCTGCAGCTTCGTCCGCTTCTTCTTCGCAACTGGCTTCTTCGCGGACTTCTTCTTCGGGGCCGACTTCGAGGTGCCCTTGGCCAGTTGCGGGTACTTCTTGAGAACTGCGGCCCGCACGGTCGACTCCTCGCCCTCGGTGTCGGACCTGGCTGCCATGGAAAGCGCGGCCTTCGCGTGGGCCAGGTCGTGGATCGGGTACTTCCGCTTCGACGGGAGCGCGAAGGTGCCCGTCTTCAGCTTGTTGCGCTGCTCAGTCTTCAGGACTGCCATCACGGCCTCCGGGTGTCGATGTAGGGACGAGGTGTTCCGTTCGTGGTGAGGGTGTCGGCAGAGCCGAGTGCCTCGGAGCGGCCGTACTCGAAGGTCTCGATCGAGCCGTACTCGTAGCCGACGTTCACGCTCACCGGGGTGTAGCGGTACTGCACCACGGAGATCTGGCCGAACGTCGGCTGCGGGACGCCCTCGACCTCGATCGACTCGGCGAAGAAGAACCACTCCTTCAGGTCGCGCCGCACCTGCAGGTGGTCCTCGAGGTCGAAGGAGAGATCACCCGGTGCATCGGTGTCGGTGACGAGCTTGGCGTACTCGACCGGCTTCCCGTGCAGGTCGTAGGACCGGACGCCGTAGCGCATCGACCCCTGGAAGTTGCCGATCGTGAGGCCCACCTGCTGCAGGTGGGCCCAGGCGTCGTGCGCCCGGTTGGCTCCCTGGGTGTTGGTCTCGAGCTTCCAGGTGATGGCGCGGTTCTTGACCACCCCGGCATCGACATAGTCGTCGAGACCGTACGTCTCGTCGAAGTAGTAGATACCGGAGGGCCGGATGACCGACATGTACACCTGGCCGCCCTGCTCCACCTTGCGCAGGCTGTGGGCCTGGATCATCCAGCGCGACCAGGACCCGCCGCCTGTCTCCGCGGATCCGCCTCCGCCGTCGAAGACCCAGACCTCGTTGCCGTTGCAGCCGTCCTCGAGCGGTTCGCCGTCGGGGTTGTTCACGATGTAGTAGAGCCGTCCGTCGTGCATCGAGGAGACGATCCACTCCTTGTGGACCAGCTTCTTCCAGACGTTCTCGATCTTGTCGGTCTGCGCCTTGTGGTTGATGTTGTAGTTCGTCGCCGTCGACTTCATCAGCTGGTCGTCGAGCGGGTGGTACAGGGCGTTGTTGAAGATCTCGCAGCCGTAGGGCGAGGTGGTGCCCGGCGTCGCCGTGGTCTCCTCGAAGCCCATCACGTTGACGGCCTCGGACTGGCTGGCCACCTGAGCCGGCGCCATGTAGTAGCCGGTAGAGTGGCCGTCGACGCCCATGCACAGGATGGTCAGGGTGTCCGCGGACTGCGGGTTCTGCCAGAGCTTCACGGTGGCGGGGATGTAGAGGTTGCCGGAGGTGAGCGTCTTGTAGCCACCACCCCGGCTGGCGGAGAAGTCGGTGTAGGAGCCCTGCTGGTTCGAGGTCCACCGGATCTTCGCAGGGTCCACGTAGTCCTTGACAATGACCATCCGGTCGGCGGCCACCAGCCCCTGCCCACCGCGCGGCGGGTCGGAGTAGTTGAACCGGGGCTGCGCCTTGGGCAGCACCGCGGTCTCGTCACCCGCGTCCGCCATCTGCGGCGTCATCCGCAGCCAGGAGTTCGAGGTGTACTCGGCGCCGGGGGCAATCGGCCGCGTGCCGATCCGCACGGCGGTGACCGGCACCGGCTCCTGGTCCGACCAGGTGAAGGCGAACAGGTTCCACTGGACGGCGCCCTGGTCGATGGCGGCCGCGAACACGGCGGAAGGGATGATCGCCACGAGCTGGTCGGCGGCGGCCTCCGGGTCGAGCGTCGCGGTTCCCGAAGGCTCGGCCGCCGCGTTGGGAGTCTCCCACCGCCACGCCGGCCAGCCGCGCTGGGTCCTCACCACCGTCACCATCGAGGCCGCGGTGTCACCGACCTCGTTGGAGAAGGTGTAGAAGAACCCGAAGTTGTAGGTGTTCGTCGCAGGCGTCGAGTGGATCAGGGTGTTCGTCGTCTTCGTCGCAGCAGCCGGGGCCGGGCTCCCGGCGAAGGTCTTCTCCGTCGACGTCGAGGAGTTGGCGGTCCCGGCCCAGTCGTACTTGAGCGTGGTCGTGTCGGTGGTGCCGCCGTCGAAGTAGCCGAGCTCGGTCGAGCCCTTCTCGAACAGCACGGAGTCGACGTAGTGGTACTCGTCGCGGTTGACGCTCTGGACGTAGATGGCCAGGGCGGCGGACGTGGCACCCGCCGGCGCCGTGGCCGTGGCCATGCAGCGGTTCCAGGCGGAGGAGCTGTCGTTCTCCCCGGTGCCCGCCGTCTGCGAGATGACACCGCCGGAGGCGTTGTACCAGGTGATGTTCACGATGCAGTTGCGAGCCGTCGCGGATGAACGGAAGTAGGCGGAGGCGACGTACGCCGTCCCGGCCACCACCGGCATGAAGGTGGAGCCGAACAGCTGCAGCGTCTTCGCCGGGTGGTACACCGAGGCCGAGTTGTTCGGCGTGCCGGTCCAGAAGTAGCCCGCACCGGAGTCGCCGGAGAACTGGTTGGTCACCTCGGTCGACTTGTTGATCATCACGTTCTTGATGTCCCAGGTCTTCACCCCGGACGTCGAGGTCGTGGCGATGATGTAGATCCGGCCGGTCACCGCTCCGGTGGGCACGGTGTTGGACAGGAAGAGGTGCCGGGCGACCGACTCGGACTTGGTGCTGATGTACTCCGAGCCGATCATCGTGCCCGCGGAGTTGTACCAGCGGAAGCCGACTCCGATGCCGTCGATGCCGGAGTAGGCGGTCAGGTCGAAGGTGGCCTCGTACTTCTGGCCCACCTTCACTGGGAAGGTGGAGGGAGTGACCCGGGTGTACCGGCCCGGGGTGGAGCTCGAGGTGGTGGTGGCCCGCAGCGACGAGCCGGAGACGGCGATACCGGAGACCCCGGAGGAGATGACCCACCCGGCGAGGCCGCTGGTCGGCAGGTTCATCAGCGGGTTGACGCACAGGTTGGTGCGCTCGGGCAGCGTCTCCAGGCGCAGCGAGTAGGTGCCCCGCTCCGCTACCGTGCTCGAGCGGGAGCCGTGGGTGATCGAGTCGTCCCAGTTCCAGCCGGTGATGTCCTCCATGTTGGCGTGGGGGGCGAGGTTGGTGCGGGTGCTGGTCGGCAGCAGGCCGTTGATCCACGCCTGCGTCGGGTGCACCACGGTGAGCTTGTCGGCCACCGCCCACTCCGGGCGCTCGATGGCGTTGAGCCGCTTCGCGATCTTCGAGGTACCGACGTGGAACAGCCGCATCATCTCGCCGGCGTCCGAGAGCGCGAAGATCTTGTTGTCGATCTGCAGGTACTTCACGTACGTGGTGGTGGCCTTGAAGTTGATGCCGCCCGCAGCGTTCGGCTCGCCCTGCGGGATGGAGAACCCGGCGGCAGTCAGCGAGATGACGACCTGGCCGGACGCGGTGTTCGCCAGTACCCGGAAGCCGACGGTCTCGTCGACCTCCCGCACCGCGAAGAGGTAGGCCTTGGTGCCGTCGTTGAGGAAGAACGGCTCGTGCGTCCCGACGATCGGCCGGCTCAGCGCGGTGTCCGGCAGCGCGGTGTAGCTGAGGTAGCGCATCCCCGGTCGCACCCGCACCGACTTGTCACGGTTGACCATGACGTTCTCCATGATTCGCAGGGAGGTCGAATCAGAGAGGCCGGGCGGGTACGCCGTGGACCAGCCGTTGAACTCGCGAAGGTAGGCGCGAGACAGCGGCCGGTCGATCGGTGCCGGGATCTTCGCCTTCGGGGGCACGGGCTACCTCCGTCGCTCGTCCGAGTGCGGGTGCTGGTGGTAGAAGCCCTGGTCGACGAGCCCCGCCTGGATGGGGACGAAGAACTCGTTCTGGTACGGGGAGTCGGTGAACCGGTCGTCGCGCTCGATGACCTGGTACATCAGGTCCTTGTACTGCGCCTCGAGCGTCTGCACCCGCGGCTGCATCACCGGGTCGGTCTGCGCGTAGTAGAACGAGGCGCGCACGGTGATCACGTCGGGGTAGGAGAAGTCGATCGGCTGGTCCCGGATCGCCGGGTCCACCGTGGTGATCGGGTCGTTCGGGTCCTCGGGCCGTGCAGGCAGCCGGAACATCACCGGCTCCCGCATCACCGGGACCTCGATGTTCAGCCCAGCCTCGGAAGGGTAGAGCGGACGGGAGAAGGTGATGGTGTTCCGGGTGACCGCGCACCACAGCCCGGCCCGCCGGCCGACGTACTTGCTCAGCGCGTCACGCGGCAGCACGTAGGCCCACCGGGCGACGTTGCCGTCGGCGTCGACCAGGCGTACGGCGTCGTCACCGGTGACACGCGGGCGCAGGTCGGCAGGCAGCCACACCTCGGTGTCACCCTCGACGGCCACTCCGGCGGACTCGGTGGAGGTGTAGTAGGACCACTCGTGCTCGAGCGCGTTCGATCGCAGCGCGCGGTTCAGCTGGCGGGTGATCGCGTAGTACCTGTCGTACTCCGGGATGTAGCTGAGGTCCAGCCCGGTGAGGTTGCCGAGCACCTCCTTCACCCCTTCGTCGAGGGTGAAAACCAGCTCGGGGTTGAGACTCGCGGTCATCCTGCCCAGCTCCTCAGCGTCGCGCCCTCAGGCTTCTTGGCCGGGATCTCGGAGACACCGGCGCTGACCACGTCGTTGTTGAGGTGGCCCTCGATGTCGGCCGCGCCCTCCCAGTTCCGGATGGAGGCCTTGACGCCAGGGTTCTTCCAGGCCATGCCCGAGGTCGTCGAGGCCTTGGTGGCGAAGGAGGCCATCTGGTTGCGGGCCCCGCCCCGCTTCTTCTTCGTCTTGCCGGAGGCGACCATCTCGTTGGCCGAGCTGTACTGGTTCGCCTGCTCCCCGTACAGGTTGGAGATCTGGGTCAGCGTCTCGGCCCGGTTGCCGTAGTAGTCGGTCCAGAGCTGGTTGCGGTCGGCGTTCGCCTGCACCTGGTTGTTCACCCGGGCGGTCCGGGTGTCCACCGTCAGGTCGGTGAGCGAGGAGTTCACCGAACGGAGCGTGTCGTAGAAGGCACGGTTCGTCTCGTGCTGGTTGGCGTTCCAGTTCCGCAGGCTCATCCCCTGGGTGCGCAGCAGGTCGGACTCGCCGGCGCCCTGCAGCGTCGCCTCGCTCAGCGCGTTCGCCCGCTCGCGGCCGCGGTTGGACAGGTTGGCGTACGTCTGGTCGGCAGCGTCCTTGGCGTTGTCCTTCGCGGTGCCGCGCAGGCTGCCGACCCGCTCGCGGTAGTCCTTGCGCAGCAGCGTGTCGGCCTGGCGGGACACCACGTTGACGTTGCGCAGCTGGGTGTCCAGCGCACGGCGCAGCCCACGCGGACCGAGCGCCACCCGCATCGCGTTGATCTGCCGCTGCAGGGTGCGCGCGTCCTCGAGGAATCGGTTGGCCGCATCCCGCTTCGCCTTGTTCTCGCGTGCGGTGGCGCGACGCTCGGCGCCGGAGATGCCGCTGCTGCTCCCGCCTCCACCTCCGCCGCCGGAGCTGCCGCCACTGGAGCGGCTGGTGGAGCCACCTCCGCCGCCCCCTCCACCGCCACTGCTGCGGGGTGGGGTGCCACTGGTCGAAGGAGGCTTCGGCGTGGTGTAGATCGTGTCCGGCCTAGCCATTGGGGGTCCCCTCTCCGAGGCCCAGGAGATCGCGGTACTCCTCTGGCGAACGGTACTTGATCCCGGCCTGCTCGCCGAGGTCCACTCCGAACCGCTGGGCGTTGTTGGTGCGGATGTCGGCGTAGCTCTTGAAGGCCATGAACTCGTCGGGTGACAGGTCGGACTCGATCCTGCCGAGCAGGTCGGCAGTCTTCTGCGAGGTGTCCTCGGCGGAGAGCTTGGCGAACGCCTCCTGGAAGTAGGTGTTCACGTCCACCGGAGCACCCGTTTCGGAGTACTTCCCTGGGGCGAACCCGAGCTGCGGGTTCTCCTTCTCCAGGATGCCGCCCAGCCGGCCGACCTCACCACGCCGCTCGTGCGCAGCGGTGCGGGGCATGTTGGCCAGCAGCTGCACTCCCTCGGCCAGCTTCTGCTCCATCGCCTGGGTGGAGGTGGCCAGCCCGTACTTGAGCGTGGTCGCCTCGAGCTCGCCCGACGTCAGGTCGGAGGAGCGCACCGCGTCCGGCGAGGTGGACTGCAGCAGCGGCAGGTTCTTCAGGTCCTTGGCGGTGATCGCGGCGCGCAGGCCGAGGAAGTCGTCGAGGTCGCCCGCGGTGTCCTTGTAGTTGATCTGCTTCAGCACGGCCAGCGTCTCGGGCGCGTAGGTCTCCGAGGTCCGGTCCTCGGACCCGAACATCTTCTCGGCGGTGCGGTCGTAGACCTTGCGCTGGTCGGGGTTCGGCTCGTACGTCTCGGCGTTCTCCAGGTCCTTGCGCACGGCGCGGACCAGCATCGTGTTGAAGTCGATGGCCGCCCGCTGCGTGGGGGTGAGCTTGTTGTACTCCTCCCACGTCATCCGCTGGACCTTGCCGTGCTTCTCCTTGTTGGTGCCCAGCACGTCGGCACGCTCGCCACGCTGGGCGGTGTCGTAGACCTTGCGCGCCTTGGCGATCTGGTCCTCGATGTCGGGTGCGCCCTGGTCGACCTTGCCCTTGCGCTGGCCCGGCACCGCCGCGGCCTCCGCCGGCGTCGTCTGGTGGAACGGGGTGACGACCCGTGCCTCGGGCTCGGTGTAGGAGGAGTAGTTCGGCGTCTGCGGTCGGGACGTCCCGGCCTGCAGCACCGACTGCGCCTGCCGGAAGGCTGAGGTGGTCGGCGTGGACGGCGGTCGCCACTGGGTGAGCGCCGTCCACGACCGACCACCGCTGCTAGATGATGCACGAGCACCGGCTCGAGCGCCAGCCCGGCCCCCCACGATCGCGACGTTGGCGATCGGGGAGCCACCTCCATCCTCACGCATCGGGATCCTCCTCAGGTTCCTTGAGACTGTGCATCCAGTCGACGGTCTCGGTGTCCGAGTCGTCGACCATCTTCCGCGCGCCCTCCGCCTCCTGCGTGACGTTGGCCGCGGACTGGAAGCCGAGGTAGCCACCGAGCAGCACCAGCACCTGCCAGATCATGTCCCAGTCCCAGTCGAGACCGACGAGCTGGAGGATCGTCAGCACCACCACGGTCAGCGAGTAGGCCAGCAGCACGTACTGCCGCGCCTTCGGCGGGATCGCCTGCAGCGCACCGGTGATGACGCCCAGCGGGTTCACGGCTACACCGGGGTGTGCGTGGTGGCTCCGGTGCTGCAGAGCTTCCAGACGCTGGCGGGGAGACCGTCGGCGGCGATCACGAGGATGCCGGTGGTCTCGTTGAAGACCTGCTTCCCCTTGTACTTGCCGGTGGTGTTGATGGCGTTGCCGACCGCAGCGAGTGCGGCGGTCGTCGACACCGTCACCAGGGCGGCGCCGACTGCGTCCTTCACAGCGGCGGTCTCCTGGGCCAGGTTGGCGGTGGTGACATCGGTCATGGTGATGCTCCTTCTCTTGGGTCGAGCCTAGGTCTTGATGATGAAGTTCACACCGAGATACGGGATGCCGTTGACGGAGGAGGAGGCGGTGTTGCCGCTCGCAGCACCGGTGTCGCCGCCGTGGGCGTGACCGTTGTAGTCGCCGTACTTCGTCATGTTGATGGAGCCGGTCGCACCACCGATGAAGCCAGTGCCCGCCTGTCCGGAGATGGTGTGGGTGTGGGAGTTCAGGCCGTGGGCGTGGACCGGGGTGCGCGCGGACTCGGCGGAGGCGTCACCCGCCCCGACTGCCGCGAACGTGCCCGCACCGATGGGGAACCGGCCCCGCAGGTCGGGGGTGTTCGCGCCGATCAGCGCGATCAACGCGGTGTTCCCCGCCGGGATCGCAGAACCGTTGCAGAGCAGCCACCCGGTCGGTGCGGTCGCGGTCGGCCACATCATCATCGACCCGACCGGGGCCTGCGGCTCGGCAGCCGGGGCAGGCATGTAGGAGGTGACGATGACGACGCCTGCGCCGCCCGCACCACCGGCGAACGCACCCGACGCGGCGCGGGAGTAGCCGCCACCTCCGCCGCCGCCGTACGCCTGTCCGTTGACACCGACGCTACCGGCGGCGCTGGTGCCCGGACGACACGCGCCGCCGAGGAACGACGCCCCACCGTTGATGGCCTGCACGGTGGGGGACGTACCGCCACCGTTGGCGATCACCGCGCCGTTGGGCCCGTCACCGCCCGCGACCGTGAAGTCGCCGCCCGATGCGCCGCCGCCCGCGCCACCAGCAGAGCGAGCCAGACCGACGTTGCCGGTGGCTCCACCGCCGCCGCCACCGTTGGCGATCTGGGTCTTGAACGACGAGGCGACTCCTGCCCCACCTCCGGCGTCCGTTGCGGGTCCACCGGTTCCACCTGTGCCTACCGTGACCGTCTCGGTTGCGGACAGGTCGGAGGCCAGCCATATCTTCTTGTTGTACCCGCCACCGCCACCGCTTGATCCGGCGTCGGCGGTGGACGCGGTCGAGTTCGACACACCGGAACCGCCGCCGCCGCCGCCCTGACACTCGACCTCGGCGTAGACGAGCCCGGCTGGCTTGACGTACGACCCGGACGCGGTGAAGACCTGCCGGACCGGGACGAGTGCTGTGGTGCCACCACCACTGCCGCCGGGAATGGTGACGGTGGCGTTCCCGAGCCCGTCATTGGTGGCAGTGACCCCCGCCCCGACGAAGTTGAGGCCGAGGGCATTGGTGACGACCGGGACACCTTCCTCGTAGACCTCGGGACCGCCGCCGAAGGACACCCACGCACCGCCGGAGTAGATGTAGGCCAGCCCGGTGTCCGTCTCGTAGATCAACAGGTCGTTGGCAGGGAACGCGGGCCGGGTGGTACTGGTGCAGATGATCGGGTGCCCGGCGCGATCCCACGTACCGCCATCCCATACTGCGATGACCTTGTTGTCGTCGTCGTAGTACAGGTGCCCGACCCCGGTCGGGAGTGGGTAGCCGAAGGCACCCCCCGCGTCGAGTTGGGCCAGCAGCCGCCACTCCTGTGCGTCCGTGCCGACCGTGGTGATCGTCCGGAGCAGGGTGTAGGTCTTGTCCCTGTTCGCACCGCCATCGAGGCAGCGGACCTGAGTGCCCTCGGTCAGTTCGGCGGCGGTGTCAGCGTCGGTGGCCCGGGTCCACGCACCAGCCGCCACCACGTAGACGCCGTTCTGGGAACTTGTCGTCTGGTTCTTCACCAGACACCGGTTCCCCGCGACCAGCGCCACCCCGTCCACGGTCTGGGCGGCGGACAGGGTGATGTTGGTGTTGGTGGCCGCGTTCACCGGAGGCAGGAACTTCCCGTCCCGGTCCACGTACTGCTTGGTCGCCGCCCAGTCGTCGTTCACCGGGGTGGGGAACCCGTAGAACGTCTTGCCGTTGGCATTGATGCTGGTACCCATCAGGATGTCCGCCGAGCCCGGAGGGTCGGAGTCGATCTTCGCGGTCCGGACCTCGGGAGTGAAAAGCCCGACGAGGAAGTTCCTCACGCGGTCACCACCGCACGGTAGGCAGCCGCAGCGGGAGCCACCGCGAACCGCAGCGTGACCTGCGTGGTCGAGGTGCGCTCGACATCGCACTCGATGGTGTCCCAGGGAGTGGAGTTCCGGTACACCTCGACCGTCACGTCGCGGGTGCTCAGGCCGTGGGTGAGGACCACAGCCGTCGAGCCGCCCACGTCGGCCGCGTACTTGTTGACGGTGCCGCCGCCCGCCGGCGCCGCCCACGTCCCGTCCGCACGCAGGAAGCTCGAGGTGCCACCACCCGAGGCCGGAACTCCACCCTGAACACCCGAGGTGAAGGTGCTGAGGTTGATCGTCCGGTTCGCGCTCAGGTCGGCGGATGCGCCGCCGCCGATGGTCAGTCCGGGTCCGGTGGTGATGACACGAGAGGTCGGCACCAGATCGGTGTGACCGTGGTCGGAGCGAGCCGCGCTGTCCACAGAACCAGAACCCGCGAAGACGACACCCACGGTGTCGGCCGCCACGGAGACGCCGGTCCCGGCACCGACGGCGAAGGTGTTGCCGGTCAGGGTCAGGCCGTTGCCGCCGATGTACTCGCCGGCGCCGGAGTTCTGGGTCCAGGTGATCGCGGTGGTGTTCAGGGTGCCACCCTGATTGGAGGTGCACACCCACCCGGTGGCGGCCTGGGTGCCCTGCTCCACGAAGGTGGAAGCACCCGGCACCTCGTTCCACGAGTCCATGTCGGTGGCTCGGGTCCAAGCTCCGGCGGCCACCACGAAGATGCCGTTCTCGGCGGGTGCGGTCTGGTTCTTCACCAGCACCCGGTCACCGGCGATCAGCGCGATCGTGTCCACGGTCTGAGGAGCAGAGCGGGTGAGGTTGGCAGTGGTGGCCGCCTTCACCGAACCCTTCGGGTCGAGACCCTGCGCGACGATGTCCACGTAGCCCTTGTTGGCCGCATCGTCGATGGCGTTCGGGGAGAGCAGCCCAGTGATGTTGAAGCCGTTCATGCTCACGTTCGCGGTCGGCAGACCCACCTGGTCGAGCCGGGGCATGGCCGGAGTGCCATGGACGTGGTCGGAGCGGGACACCGTGGACGCGGCGCCGTTGTTCGAGGCCGCACCGAACGAGGTCTGCGCGGTCACCGCACCGAGCGCCGAGCCCTTGGCCGACTGCCACGCGGTGCCGTCGTACCACTTGAGGGTCTTGTCGGTGTCGTCGAAGTAGAACAGGCCCTCCACCGGAGAACCCGGAGCCGACGCCAGGTTCTGGACGACGGCGTTCTGGATCTCGTTCTTCGCCAGGTCGATCGCGGTGAGGAACTGTCGGGCCATGGGAACTCCTAGGAGAGGTACGCCTTGCCGCTGAAGGCGGCGGAGAAGGTGATGGTGACGGTGTCGGCGTCCGTGTAGACCACGTCACCTTCTGCTGCTCGTCCCGTCGAGTCCACGACGGCGACGTTGGGGAGGAAGGACAGGCCGTGGTCGATCGTCCACACCGCGGCGGCCGTCCCCTGGACATGGGTGTAGGCCCCCGCCCCACCGGCGCCGTCGGCTCCCTTGGGTCCGCGGATGTTCAGGTGCGGCGACGTCTTCTTCAGGTCGGCGTGCGTCGCGTCGACCACGGCTGCGATCGCGTAGACCGCCCCGGGCTCGAAGCCGTTGGCCGTGGTGACGAGGTCGCCCACCCGGGGCGGGCCGCCGTCGGGGAAGGAGACCACCTGGTTCGCCAGTGTCCCGCTCACCAGCCAGGCGTTGGTGCTGCCCCAGCGGGTTCCGGCCACACCGGGCGCGCCGTCCTCGCCCTTCGGGCCCGGCCCCTCGAACGTGGGCAGCCCGAGCTCGAGCACCTGGAACGGGTAGTCGCCGGTGATCCGGGCGGTGGCCGGCTCGCCCGGCGGCAGCACGGTGACGGTCCCGGCCTCGAGCACCAGCCCGGACAGGTGGTTCACCACGACCGCGACGGTGTAGTTGTCCTGGATCTTCGCAGTCAGGGAGTACGCCGGGTTGAAGATGTCGTAGACCTCTTCGACGTAGCCGGGGTGCGGGTTGGCCACGACCTCGATGAAGCCCTTGGTGACCGAGTTCGAGTAGTTCTCGTTCGTCCTGATCGAGACGTCGAACTCGTAGCTCCCGGCCGGGAGGTCGAGGTCGACGGCCTGCAGGTCGAAGCGGGCGTGCCCGTTCTCGTAGTCGACGATCTCCGCCACCTGGTAGATGGCGAGCTCGGTCTTGCGCAGGTGCACCGGGTAGGAGGCGGCCATCGTGATGGAGCAGCCGTCGATGTTGATCCGGTGCTCGTCGGCGGTCTCGAAGTAGATCGCCAGCGAGAAGGCGTGCCGCTGCTCCACGCGGATCTGGATGCGCGTGGGGGAGTTGGACAGGTCGGCGTTCAGCAGCCGGTCGTCCAGCGTCTGTCGCGGCATGTCCCACCTCCCTGTGGTTCAGACGTACGTCGGGGCGGACGGAGCAGACCGTCCGCCCCGACGCTCACGTCCGGCTACTTCTCCTCGGGTGGCGGACCACCGGGCGGAGGACCGCCCTCGGGTGCACCACCGCCGCCGGGAGGCGGACCAGCCTTCTCCTTGGGCGGACCGGCCTTCTCGCCCGGGGGGCCACCCTCGGGGCCTTCGCCGCCCTCACCACCGCCGGCGCCCTTGAGCGCGTCGATCGCGACACCGGCCAGGTCCTGGATCTGCTGGAGCAGCTCGATGAGCTTGTCCATCGTGAATCCTTTCTGTCAGGGCAGCGGGTGGGGGAACAGGACCCCACCCGCTGCGCGAGACTACTGGCCGCTCGAGTCGACGGTGTCGTCGCCTGCGAGGAGCGGGTTGCGGTGGGCCACGTCGCCGGTCTCCTGAACGGTGAGACCTGCGTCGAGCTTGGAGGTGGACTCGTACGGAGCGGTGAACCACTCGGGACGGGACTTGAGAGTCGTCGCACCGGACAGCGGGTAGGTGACGGGGTACACGCTGAGCTGCGCGCGGGCCGCCGCGACCTTGGCCGCCACGTTGGTGAACGAGTCGGACACGACCTGCATGTTGGTGACGGAGGCCGGGAGGAACAGCGGGACCACTCCCTCACTCAGCTGGTCGATGACCCAGCAGTCGTAACTGAAGTCCTGCACGTACTCGGTGCCCTTGAACCGGGTGCCGCCGTCCTGCTGGCGACGCTCGGAGAAGTGCTCGTAGGTCTGGATCGAGTTCTTGTACGCCGCGAGCGCGACCACCTGGCGCAGGGTGCGCGAGCCGGTCGAGGTGTTGGCGATCGGGTCGACGACCAGGTTGGTGTCGGTGAAGACCTTGGGGAGGAACTCCGGGTGGATCTTCACCATCTTCCACGAGCCCTTGAGGGTGCCGAGGTAGCCCGCGGCGTTGGCGCCCGAGATGTCGCCGTCCTTCAGGAGCTTGAAGGCCGACTCGGTGCCGGCGCCCTTGTCGATGAGCGTGTTGATGTAGACGAGCTCGAGGGCGCTGGTGACGAGCAGGAACCGCTCGTTGTTGCCGAAGTTGCTGTCGAACCAGTTGTCGCTGAACAGCAGCGTCAGCGCGTCGAGGGTCTTGAGCGGGTTCGCGTCGTCGAGGTACATGCCCTTGATGGTCGCGAACGACGGCTGGATCTGGTTGTCGTAGTCCTCGCCGGGCTCCGCGATCCACTTGTAGTCCGCGGCGTTGCCGGTGTTCGAGATCTTGGCAGCCGTGGCCTCCTGCGGACCGGGCGTGTCAGCCGCGGTACGGGGCACCATCTTGCCCGTCATGTGGCCCATCATCGCGGCCAGCAGGCAGTACTTGTCGTGGTCGCGGAGGACCGTGGTCTGCATCTTGCGACCGGTGTACTCCTGGACGATGTTCTTGATCGGCGAGTAGCGGAGCTGCTCGTCGAACACCGTGAACCCGAAGGCACGGTGGCGGCTCATGGAGTAGGTGCGCCACTCGATGGGCGGCACGCCGTTCTTCCACTCGCCGGTGAACTCGGAGCCGGAGTAGTGCTCGGAGCCGATGCGGCCGACCTCGGCGTCGACGATGTAGTCGTCGACCCGGATGTCGGGGACCCTGATGGACCGGGCGTTCGGGTTCGGCTTGATCTCCGAACCGGTGAACATGCCGGCCACCGGGGAGGTGATGCGCAGGTAGGTGGCCAGAGCGACCTGGTAGTCGGTCAGGCTGTCCTTCTGGACTGGTGCGACCATGTCGCCCCTCCTCGTGTAGTTGGCCTGAGATCAGGCGCTGGCAGGGTAAACGCTAGGCCGTTCGGGCGATACTTCACCCGGTGCGGCTGTAACTGCCTCGGGAGTAGGCGAACCATTCGTGGATGCGGGCTGCACCACACCTAGCTTTTCGAGTAGTACCTGCTGGTTCTCGGCCATCATCCGCATCTGCTCCTGCAGTTGCTGGATTGCTGCGCTGTTCATGTCGAGCTCGAGCTCGTTGGCCTCGCTGAATCCGGAGATCCGGGACTCGATCTCCGCGATGCGCGCCTCGCGTGCGTCGACCTGCTCGACGTCGCCGGACTTCCAGAGCAGCCCGATGTCCTTGGCGCTGGCCGAGCCGGAGAGCTCGATCTGCTTGCCGATGATGTACTGCATGGCCTTGGCCGCCTGCATCAGCATCGACTGGTCCTGGGTGGCCGCCATCGCGGGCATCGCCTGGGACAGCGGGATGAACATCTGGTTCAGGATCCGCAGCTGCTTCTCGTCCTCGAGCTCGACCAGCGAGCCGGGCACGCAGCGCACGAAGTACTCGGTCGCCATGTCCTCGAAGTCGATCTCGATGCTGCCGTCGTCCTTGATCTCCTCGGTGGGGAACCCGGCACCCAGGAGCTTGATCCTGGCCTCGGCGGTGGGCACCACACCCTTCACCATCCTCAGCTCCTGGAAGAAGATCGTCAGGGCGTAGGAGCAGTAGTGGCTGAAGAACGCCTCGATCGCCTTCTGGTAGTTGTTCGTGGTGATGTCGACCATCGCCTGCTGGGCCTCGACGCCCTGCGGGGTGGCGCTCATCCCGACCTGGCCGCCGCCGGACTGCATCGCCATCTGCTGGTCGGCCGCCCCGATCAGGCTGACCATGGAGCCAAGGTTGCCCTGGCTGATGGAGGAGTACTGCATCAGCGTCTGGGTGTTCACCTCGAACGGCTCGACCTTGGCGTTCGGGTTGGAGATCTGGGTGTACTTGCCGGGGCTCAGGTTCGGGATGGAGTTCACCGTGCCGTAGCCGATGATGCTCGGGTTGATGTTGCGGTACCAGAGCTTCATCGCGCCGTTGAGCATCAGGTCCTGGAAGTCCTGCCGGCCGATCAGCAGCTCCACCTGGGACTTGCCGAGCGGCTGCTGGTCGTCCTTCTCCAGCACCAGGAAGTGCACCGGGTGGTGCTTGAGCGGGTGCTTGTTCTTCTCGATGCGGAGCAGGAACTTCATGTTGCCGCTGAAGGTGAGGAACGGCTCGCCCGAGTTCGTGTAGCGGGTGATGATCTCGTAGCCGTCGGGGATCTGGTGGTGCTTCTTGGTCTGGTGGTCGACGCTCTGCTGCTCCCGGCTCGGCGGTCGGTTCTGGGCCAGCAGCTTCAGCGCGTTGATGTCCCAGCCCGGAGCGTTGTCCCGGATCAGCGCGATCAGCTCGCCGCGGGTGAGGTAGCGCCGCACGTAGACAGTGGTGGAGTCGCGCACGTCCTTCGCGCCCGGCTCGGGGAACACGTCACGGTAGTGGATGGTGTCGTACTTGATGAACCAGCCGCCTGCCGCATCCTGCAGCAGCACCGGGATCACGCAGGCGAAGCCCAGCGTCAGGCTGGTCTTCACCGAGGAGAACAGGTTCTGCTGCATGTCGTTGGAGTAGGTGTCCGAGCCGATGATCTTCGAGGTGAGGACGTGCCGGGAGAAGATCCCCTTCGGGGAGTCGTCGTCGAAGATCGAGATGATGTCGATGTTGGGCGTGTTCTGCACCAGGTTGCGGGCGATGCGCCGCACCAGGCCTGCCGTCTCACCGCTGCTGATGTTGGGCAGGTCCGGCTTGGGGCTGATGACCTCGCCGTCGGCCAGCTTCTCGAGGATGTCGTAGTTCTCCACGCGCAGGTCCATCTCGCGCTTGTAGACCTGCCACTGCCGCCAGATGTTGTCGGAGCAGGGGGCCATGCCCCGGAAGTCCAGCAAGCCGTCGCGGCCGCCGGTCGGGTTGTACTCGACGTACCACTGCTCGAACGTGGTAACCGGCTCGTGCTCCATCATTGCCACTGCTTCAGCCTTCCTCGCTCAGACCAGACTCGTTCGCGCCTGATGTCCGCCCGGCGGATCAGGGGGTTGCTCGTGTTGATGAAGGGGATGCTGTCGCCGTACGGCGCCCGAGCGTGCGGCAGGGCGTAGAGCCGGGTGAAGTTGTGGAAGCCGCCGCCTCCGCCGCCGCCGCCGTAGCCGCCGCCGCTGCCGTAGCGACGGTAGCCACCGCGGCCGAAGTTCCGCCAGCCGTTGCCGCCGCCGGAGCTGGCGTACGGCGTGAACGGGGTGTACTCCTGCTTGGCCGCCTCGCGGATGGCGTCCTCGATCGCCTTGCCGATCTCCACGTCGGTCGGCACGTAGCGGGACTTGTCGATCACCTCGAGCGCGCGGAGCCCGGTGTTCATCCCACCGAGCTGGCCGCCGAGGAAGGTGGTGTTCAGCCGCTCGTCGTTGCCGGTCATCGACTGCTCGGAGGTGATCGGCTTCTGCAGCGGCTTCAGCCCGAGCGCGCCCATCAGGCCGGCGCGCTCCCAGCCGGTGGCCCAGGGCATCCCGTCCGGGCCCATCACGTAGGTGGTGTTCAGCTGGTTGAACTTCAGCGTGTCCTCATACGAGATGTCCTTGCTCCAGAGCAGGTCGCCGAGGCCGACGACACTCGGGTCCGAGGTCGGGCCGTACCACAGCCGCTTCATCCTCGAGGTGGCCTTGGTCTGGTCGAGGCCGATGTTCACGCCCTCCTGGATGATGTCGGCCATCCACTCCTTCTGGATCTGCTCGCGCATCTCGAACGGGATATGCAGCCCGACCAGCGCGGCGTCGCCGAACTTCACGCTGCCGTGGGCCAGCCCGGAGTACACCGCACGGGCGCCGTCCTTGGTCAGCTTCTCCCGGCCGTTCTCGATCATGCTGAGCAGCGCCGGGCCCTGCTGCTTGGCCGCCTCCATCGCCATCTGGTCGACGATCGCGTAGTCGATCCACTCGCCGCGAGCCTTGTAGTCGGCCTTGATCAGCGTGCCGATCTCCTCGGCGGAGAGCTGGACCTGCTCGCCGCCCTTGTTCTGGCCCTTGAACGCGCCGAGGATGTAGGCCTCTGCCTCCTCCTGGGTGACCTTGGACTTGTCGAACTCCCGGGTCTTGATCGGCATGTTGTAGCGCCAGTAGTCGCTGTTGCCGAAGCCGCCACCGCTCAGCCCGTCGAAGAGCGAGAGCACCGTGGCCATGGTGGCGCGGTTCTCGGTGAGCGAGTGCAGCGTGGCGGACTTGCCGTCGCGGGTGAGGTAGCCCTGCTTGATCTCGGAGTTCTCGTCGATGTAGAGCTGGCCCTCCCACTTGCCACCGGCGATCTCGCGGGTCAGCTTGTCGCGGTTCTCCTCGATGTACTGCTCGACGCTCAGGTCCTGGGCGCGGGCCTCGCCCTCGATGTCGCGCTGCAGGGTGCCGTCGGAGTCGCGCAGCGGCAGCACGTACGGGTCCCGGTCGTATCGGTCCTTCCCGATATAGAGCGCGTTGACGAAGGCGTTCTCGAACAGCATCCGCTCGTACACCCCGACCGCCTGGGTCATCAGCCCCATCGACTCCACCTGGTGCGACGGGGTGGGACCCTGCCCCTCCTTGTCCGCCATCGTGACCAGGTCGGAGGCCGTCTCCACGGCGTCGGACCAGAACATCTTGTTGATCAGCGGGAACGCACCGACCGCGTCCTGGAAGCCCCAGGTGATGTGGCGGAAGTCGCCGGTCTCGTAGAACCGCTCCATCCCCATGATCGGGGAGATGAACTGCCGGATCATCCACGACGGCTGGTACATCGAGCGGGCGTCCTCGGCGTCGGAGCGGAACGCGGCGTCCATGCCGAACGGCAGCCAGTCGAGGTAGATCGCGTCGGCGTTGCGGAAGTCGTTCTCGACCGAGCGCGGGTCGTAGATGTACGGGACGCCCTGGAGCTTCGACATCTTCCGGCGCTTCTTGGACTCGTCGTCCTCACCGCTCAGTCCGAGTCCGCCGGCCATCATCCCGAAGGCGAACAGCCCGGTGTGGGTCAGGCCGCCGCGGATGAAGGACCGGGACAGGTCGATGCCCTCGAGCACGGAGGACATGTCGAAGTTCGCGTCATCCTCGGGGGAGAACTTCTGGCCCCGCAGCGCGGCCTGGGCCCGGCCGAGCAGGGAGTTCGGCCCCTTCTGCCGTCCCTGCAGGAACATCGCCGTCATGTCCGAGGCGCCCTGCAGGCCGAGGATCGTGGTCGCCACGTTCACCGCGTAGCCGCTGAACAGCAGCGGGATCTTCAGCACCACGTTGCCGATGAAGGAGTACCCCATGTTCGAGGACTCGCTCATCGGCTCGTACACCCCGCGCAGGAACAGCGAGATCGGCGTCGGCTTCAGCGAGCGGATCTGCGCGATCGCGTTCGACCCGGCTTCGTGCGCGGTCGGGAAGTGGCTCTTGAGGAACTCCGGGTCCGTCGACATCTCGGCGATCAGCTGGTCGACCGTCATCACATGGAGCGTGGGCGTCGCCTCGATGTGCTGGAGCGCCGCCTCGAGGTAGCGCCGGGCCATCGTGTTGGCGTGCATCCCGTAGGTCGGGTCCTGCATCCTCGAGCCGAGCTTGGCGTAGTTCTCCAGCCAGCTCTCCACCCTGCCGGGGCCGTGCTCGTGCGGGCGCAGGTAGAACAGGTCGCGGTAGATCATCGCCTTGAAGTCGTTGCGCCGGCCGAGCGTGCCGTACAGCGTCTTCAGCTTCTTCAGCTGTTCGGGGGAGTAGCGGTGCGTCAGGCCGACGGCCTCGAGCGCGCCGACCCGGGGCGCCCGGTCGATCTCCTCCTGGATCCGCTCGCGCTCGGTGTCGGTGGTGGCCTTGCCGAGCTCGACGGTCAGCTCCTTGACCCGGTCCTCGTACCGCTGCTGGGTCTTCGCCTCGGCTCGGGCGGTGATCCGGGACTGGGCCTGGGCGGTGGCGCCGACGGTGCCGGAGCCGGTGACCATGTTGGCGAGGCGGTCGAGGCTGCCGCGCACCCACTGCTCCGGTCCCATCGAGACGTACAGCGCGGGGTTGATCAGCGCGGTACCGACCCGGAGGTTGATGAGCATCCGGTAGAGCGCGTTGCTCGAGGTGGACTTGTTGATCAGCTCGTCACCGTTCTTGCGGAAGTTCTTCATGGTGACGTCCACCGGGATCGGGGTGCCGGTCTCCTTGCGCCACGCCCGGATCCGCTCGCGGCGCTTGGCGATCTCGGAGGCCGGGGCCGCCTTCGCCTCGAAGCCGGTGGCCAGCCGGCGGCCGCCGATCAGCTCGTCGAGGGTGGCGCGCGTCATGTCCAGCAGCACCGGGTCCTTGGCCAGCAGCTCGGTGTTGGACTCCAGGGAGACCAGCAGGTCGTTCGTCTCCGGGTCCAGCAGCTTCTGGCTGACCAGTGCGTCCATCGAGACAGGGAGGTCGAGCAGCGACTGGGTGGAGTCCTGGTAGGTGTGCATGAACCCGTCGAGCGCGAGCAGGTAGAGCCGGTCGAAGAGGTTGTCGGAGGTGAGCGCGCTGCCGAGGGAGACCTCGGTCCACTGCTTCCACTGGGTGGCGCGCAGGGAGTCGCCTGCGATCGACTGCCGCGGGCTCCAGCCGTCCTCCTTGCCACGGTTGGCGCGGTAGATCATCTGCAGGTCGTGGGTGTGCAGCAGCGGCACCATCGCCGAGACGGTCGGCAGGTAGTGGTTCTCCACGTTCCAGAGGATCTCGTGCGCCACCTCGATCGCGCCCTGGCCCGAGACCCAGCCGACGTCCTTGCCGTCCTTGTCCGTGCCGGCGGGGGCGCCCAGCATCTGCCGGACCCAGAAGTCGACCAGGCCCTTCTGCTTCGAGGCCAGTCCCAGCTTCGTCACGATGTCGACGGTCAGCTGGTCGTAGGTGTTGCGCTGGGTGGTGGACCAGCCATGGTTCTCGGTCCGGGTCAGCGGCTGGCGGAACTGCACCACCGCGTCGTGGGCGAGCTCGCGCCGAGCCGCCTCACCCGGGGTCGGCGTACGCCAGCGGGCGGCGGAGGTGCGGTCGACGTTGGTGAACATCCGCCAGGCGCCGCCGTCACGGCCGTCCTTGTCGAGGGGGAGCAGCCCCTTGCCCTCGGCGAAGTCCCGGGCGTCCTGGATCTTGCGCGGGGTGATCGTCTGGGCACCGATGGCGCCGTACGCCACCGCGCCGGTGTGGGCGCTGACGCTCTGCTTCGTGCCGCCACCGTCGAACGCCATCCCGTTGGTGATCGGGTTGTCGCCGGAGGAGTGCACCTCGGCGTACTGCAGGAAGCCGGACATGTTCTTCGTCGGGTCGGCGTTGGTGATCTCGAAGGTGAAGTCCTGGGCCAGGCTGTAGCCGGTGCCGTCCCGGTTCGGGTTGTAGATCTGCTCGTTCAGCCGGGTGTTGATCTCGGTGCGCAGCGGCGAGCCGAGCGGGGCGTCGTCGAAGAGCTGGGTGAAGATCCGCGGCATCTCGATCGACTGGGCGTCGATGTCGGAGGTGGTGTCGTTGAAGCCGCCCGACTTCAGGACGTGCTCCACCCGGGCTCCGGGCGTCGCCAGGTAGATCGCCATCGCCGTGACGATCTGGGCCTGGGCGGAGGCCGGGTCACCGAGGCGGTCCACCCAGCTGGGGTCGGCCTGGGTGGTGTACTGCTTGGCGACCGGGGCCAGCAGCTCGGAGAACGCGCGCATCAGCCGGGGCGCGCCGATCAGCTCGTCGGCCGCGGCCACCTGGATCTTGTTCACGTCGGTGCTGATCGCGTGCAGGATGTTGATCGCCGTGGTGGCGTCGGTCCCGAAGAAGTCGGCCACGTCCTGGGTGAAGTCGATGCCGAAGTAGGCGAAGGCGTTGCGGTGGTTGTTGATGAGCCCGTCGAAGGACTCCTTGCTCATCGTGTCGGACAGGCTGGCGATCAGGTCGATGTCCCGGCTCTCGAAGAGGCCGTGCTCGGGCAGCGCGATGGAGCCGGGCATCGGAGTGGTCAGGTACTTCATCCCGTTCCACTCGAGCACCTTCTTGTCACCGAAGACGCTGAGGTCGATCTCGAGCTCGACGCTCATCCCGTAGCCCGACCGGGGCTGGAAGGAGACCACCCGCCCGGTGTGCACGGTGGCCGCCGGGTTCGGCTTGGCCGGGTAGACCGCCACGTTGGCCGCGTCCTCGCGACCCGGCAGCGTCCGGGCCATCATCTTCTCCAGCTCCTCCCGACGGGGAGCCACCATCCCGTGCCGGTAGAGCAGCACCCGGCCGAAGTTGTCGACCAGCGGGATCAGGTCGCCGGTGCCGAAGTCGGCGCCGGGCTTCGGCAGCACACCGCCCGGGTTGTCGACGAGGCGGCGCAGCAGATCGTCGAAGGCGAGGTCGAAGGCGACGTCGGCGTCGTCCTTCTCCTGCCCTGAGAGGCCCTTGTTCGACATGTTGCGCAGGTGCCGGCGGCCCTCCGGGGTGTTCAGCCCGTTCAGGTGGCGGACCACCGTGTCGATCTGGGAGTCGTTGGTGAACTGCGCGACCGGGACGTTGAAGCCGCCGAGGGCGTCGGTCGGCACTAGGTCCATCGCCACCCGGATGGCGCCGAGGCGCTCGTTCTGGCCGTCCTTGCCGAGGTTCACCCAGGCGGCGTTCTCCTCGATCGGCTTGTCCTTGACGAGGAAGTTCGTGATCCGGTTCTTCTGGCTGACGCCGCGGACCTCGGTCAGCGTGGAGGAGCGGGCCCGGTAGTTCTGGTACCGGCTGCTGCGGTTGTTCGGCTTGTAGACGTGGCCGGATCCGGCGACCCTGCCGTAGTCCAGGCGCATCAGGTAGCCCGCCATCTCCGCGCGGCCGGTGGTGGTGCCGGTGGCGTTGCCGAGCACGATGGTCGCGCCCTTGCCGGCGAGCCACTTCAGCCTCTTGCGGGCCAGCTTCAGGTCACCGTTGAACGAGTCGAGCTGGACCACCACGATGTCGCCGGGTGCGATCCGCATCGGGCCCTTCTGCCCCTTGCGCAGCGACTCCTGGTTGATCAGGCCCTGGCTCTGGTCGGAGTCCACACCCTCGGAGTAGACCCAGCCCGCCTGGTTGGAGCTGGCGTCCATGGTGCGCTCGAGCTCGTGCAGCAGCATCGCGCTCAGCGCGGTGTCGATCGGCTGCCGGGGACCGACGAACACGATGCCGCCCTCGGACCAGTCGAAGGCGATGTTCTCCGCGCGCAGCATCTTCTTGCCCACGTCCATCGCCATCGCCAGGTTCCGCTGCGGGTCGAAGCCACCGCGGCCGGTGTTGCGTACGGCGAAGGCGCGGTCCGCGTTGACCGCCTCCTGCTGGCTGGCGAGGTAGCGCATCCGGGCGTCGTACGACGATCGCTGGGCGTCGGTCAGCCGGGGGTTGACCTGCAGCATCGACTGCCGGGCGCGGTTGGCGACCGAGGTCTCGCTCAGTCGGGCGGTGCCACCGCCGATGCCCCGCTTGAAGATCTCCAGCATCTTCGGGGTGACTCCGGTGTAGGTGTTCACCAGCGACAGGTCGATCTCCAGCTGGTCCGGGAACAGCCGGGCGACGCCCTGGGTCCCCTGCTCCCCGAGCATCGTGCGGAGCACGTCGTCGCTCGGCATCCACAGCTCCGCCTCGGTGATCGGCAGCGCCGCCGGCAGTCCGGTGGCCGGGTCGATGTTGGCCTGCTGGAAGGCGATCACGTCCTCCGCCGTCCACAGCACCGTGGCGCCGTCCGTGTCCTTGCCACGTACGAAGTGGCGGATCTTCATGTCCTTGTAGACCGCGTTGTAGAACTCCATGTCGAGGTCACCCTGGCCGAGGTCCTCGGTCAGCAGGATCTTCGTCTTCGCCCGCAGCATTGCGCCGAAGTCGGTGCGCCAGGTCGCCTCGAGGTCGGCCCGCTCCTGCTCGGTGGTCACCTTGACCGCCTGGATCGCTGGCTTCCCGAGCTTGCTGGCGTCCAGCGCCGCCTGCTGAACGGTCGGGTTGATCGAGTTGTTCTGGAACCACAGCGTGGAGGTGAGGCTGCCGTGGTGGTCGGCGTCGAGGGAGAAGCTGGTGCCCTCGAACAGCAGGGAGTTGTGCCAGGAGCGGCCCGCGGCCTTGTCCTCGGCGGTGTCCTGCGGCTGGGAGTCGGGGTGGAAGAACTCCACGTCGACGTTGACGGTCAGCGGGCTGATCTCGAGGTCGCGGCTGACGTTCGCCACCGCGTCGGCGAGCCGGCCGACGTGGATCTCGTAGTAGCCGGTGCCCTCCATGGACTCGTGGTTGAAGGGGCGACCCAGGTTCGGGTCGCTCAGCAGCAGGTCGACCTCGTCGGGCTGGCCGGTGGCCGGGTCGACGTAGCGCATCGTCACCTTGCGGGCGAAGCGGTTGTTCAGCTGGGCCAGCGGGCGCCTGACGGTGCCGGTGGGCAGGGTGACATCCACCTCGTCGAAGAGGTCGCGCTGCAGGTCGAGCCCGGTCAGCGTGGTCCGCGAGATCAGCGCATCGGCCTCGGCACCCGTCACCATCCGGTACGTCCGGCGCAGGGCCGCGGCGAACACGCCCTGGCGCTTCGGGGAGTTGCCGGCCATCGCGATCGCGGCCGCCGCCGAGGCGGAGTCGAGACGCTGGTTGGCCTCGCGGGAGGCGCGCGGGATGTCGGTGGTCCACCGGCCGAAGGAGAACTCGGCGAACAGGGTCCTGCCCAGCAGGTCGCGGAACTCCGAGGTCCGAGTGACGTTGTCGTGCCTGCCCGAGGAGAGGTGGAGGTCCTTGGCCGCCTTCACCAGCGGGTGGTCGGGGCTGATCAGCGGCTCGACGAGGTAGGAGAAGGAGGTGTCGTAGTACCGCTGATCGTCGGCGTGGTCGGCGTCGGGGAACGGGGAGACCGCGATGCCGACACCCGAGGACTCCATCACCGTGGACATGTAGACGCCGACCACCGCGTTGCTCAGCGCCTTCCACTCCTTGTCGGTGAGCTCGGGCTGGCCCGCGAGGCCCGGGTCGAGGAGCTGGTTGGTCAGCTTGTTCAGCGTGACCAGCTCGGTGGAGGCGGTCTGGAGCAGGGAGAGGTGACTGGTGATGTAGTCGAGCAGCCGCTGGCGCTGGTCGACCTTGGCGCCCATCGCCACCGGGTCAGTGGTCGGCTTGTCGTCGTAGTCGAACATCTCCACGACCCGCGACACCATGTTGTCGTCGAGCAGCAGGGACACCTGGAGCTCGAACGCGGCGATCTCGGCGTCGATGTGGTTCGCCTGGTCGGCGATCCGGAGCTTCTCGGCCTTGCTCTTGCCCTTGACCGTCTTCAGCAGCTCCTTCTTCTCCTCCTCCGCCTCGCGCTTGCGGTCGGTCACCAGCGCCTGCAGGGCGACGTCGGTGAGCTCCTTGTTCTCGTCCGCGAGCCGCAGCCGGCGCGACAGCGCGGTGATCCGCTGCGCCTTGCGGGTCGTCTCCAGCATCTCGCCCAGCGGGTCCGCCTGCGGGTCCTTGACCCGGCCGGTCTCCGGGTCCACCAGGGAGGCGGCGATCGAGCCGGACGCCTGCAGGATCTGGGCCACCTCGTAGTAGGCGGTGAGCGTCATCTGCTCGAGCTCGTAGGTGCTCAGGACGTGGTCGGCCGCCGAGGTGCGGGCGATCACGATGTCGTTGACGGCCCGCTGGACCGAGTGCACCCCGCCGTGGCGGCGGGCCTGGGCCTCGACCATCGAGACGTAGCGCAGCGCGGCGTCCTGGGAGAGCACGTCGTCCGCCGGGAAGAGCTCGGCGTGGCTGGATCCGTCGAGCAGGGACTTCAGGTTCTTGTTGGTGAGCAGCTTCATCCGCATCACGCCGTCGAAGTCCCGCTCCATCACCTGTGGGAACAGCACGCCCCTGGCCAGCGCCCGGGTGTCGGCGTTGTCGAGCAGGTTGATCATCTCCTCGACGCCCGGCTTCGACCAGGTGACCTCCTGCCCGAAGTCGTCCATGGTGCGGCCGCCATCCTTGGCCACCTGGCCGAGGTTGCCGTTCACCGCGGAGAGGTTGAGGCTCGTCATGCTGGCCATCAGCCGCTCGTAGTTGGTGACGTAGTCGTAGGCGTCGCGCTGGGCGTCGAAGGCGCCGGAGACCGTCACGTTGTCGGGGTTGACGCCCTTGGCGTGGGCCTGGGGGTAGAAGCCGCGCACCGCGCCGATCGTCTGGTACACCATCGCCGAGGGGCCGAGGCCCACCGCGAGCTCGCTGGCGTTCTCGAGCGCCTTGGCGAACCGGTTGTACAGCCCGCGGTCGCCCGGGTCGAGGTTGACCCTGGCGCCCTTGTCCTTGGCGATCACCCGGCGGATCGCGGTGATCACCTGCTCGTCGGCGTGGATGGCCGCCTTCTCCTCGGCCATGTCCTTCAGCAGCGAGTGGGCCCCGGACTGCAGCGACTTCACTGCCTCGCGCATGTCGGCGCCGGCACGGTCGTCGCTCAGGCCGCCCGAGCCGGTGCGGTCCATCGCGTACTCGCTGACGTCGTCCACCCAGGCCGTCAGCGGAGCCATCTCACCGCGGATCCCCGGCGTCCGGTTCACCCACTTGATGAACTCGTCGACGCTGTCGTAGGTCTCCATCGTCTCGATGAAGGACTGCAGCGCCAGGTGGTCGTCGCTGGCCGCCAGCTTCCACATCACCTGGTGGATCCGGCGGTCCAGCCGGTCGAACTTGATGCCGCCGGTCTCGGAGTCGCTGTTCTCCTCGTTACGGGCGGAGTCCATGCCCTTGGCCCGCCACTGGGCCAGCAGCATGTTGCGGTAGAAGTGCATCTCCGCCTTGTCCGCGTCCTTCTCGGCGAACATCGTGAACAGCCAGTTCGCCGCGTAGACGTTCTCGCCGCGCTGCTGCAGCACCACGTTCGCCATGTCCGCGGGGATCAGGTCGTAGACGGTGCGCGCGAAGTCGGGGTTCTGCTCGAGCAGCTGGGCCACCACCTCCTTCGGCACCTGGGTGCCGCGCCGCTCGTCGATGCCGAGGAAGGTGAAGATCGCGCGCCGCGCGGTGGAGTGCATGTCCCGGAACGCCAGGGAGACCTCGTCGCTGCGCTCGGCGTACTCCCCGTTCAGCTTGCCGTTCGCGTCGATGCTGATCCGGTTGTTGCCGACCGAGAGGATCGAGTCCACCACCGAGCGGAAGGCGCTGATCTGCGGCTTCCCGTCCTTGTCGAGGACCTCGCTCAGGTCGTACGGGATGTCCTTGGCCCGCTTGCGCCCGAGGTACGCCGGCTCGTCGTGCAGGTCCTGCGACATCCGGTTGCGCGAGGTCTCCGAGCGGTTCACGTAGGAGCGCAGGAACTGCTCCACCGTGAGGTGCGGGCCGAAGACGATCGCCTCGTCGCCCAGCAGGGTGTAGAGCTGCTGGGACCCGAACACCTCGACGAAGGCGCGCTCGGCGTTGTTCGAGTGCCGGCTGGATCCGGGGCGCGTCATCGCCAGCAGCCGCGCGTGCTTGCGCTGGAGCTCCGGTGAGGCCGCGAAGATCGAGTCCTTCTCGCGCCGGTCCTTCGCCACGCTCCTCTTCAGCAGCAGCTGGGCCATCGAGATGATCTGCCCGCTCGACTCCGGCAGGATCTTGCCGAAGCCGTCGACCTCCTGGTCGAAGACCTGCATGTTCGCCACCAGCACCATGGCCTCGGTGCGGTTCAGGCCCGGGTGCAGCCGCTTGGCGTCGTTCGCCAGCACCTGGAGCTCGGCGATCACCCGGCCGGTGATCTCGTCCTTCGCCCGGATCTCGTCGACCTGGGCCTTCGTCATGCCCTGGCCCAGCGCCTCGTACAGGTCGGCCATCTCGGTGAGGCTCATCTGGTCCTTGCGGGCGTCCTTCGCGCTCAGCACCGGGGCCGTCTTCGAGGAGTAGTGCAGCTTCTGGAACTTCCGGAACATCGAGTCCCCGACGAGGCGCTGCGCCAGCGTCATCCCCAGCACGGAGGCGTCCTCGGCCAGGCGCTCCTTCACGTTCATCGACTGCTTGTTCGTCATCACCCGCTCGGTGTTCGGCTTCGGCCCCACCATCGGGCGCCGGGCCGCGTAGTTCTCCTGGAACGTCTGCAGCGAGGAGCGCACGAGCTGGTCCATCCAGAGCCACTCGTTGCTCAGGCCCGCCCGCGCGTAGGCGGTGAGGCCCGGACCCGCCTTCCGCGCGAGCCCGTCGATCAGCGTCTTGCGGGCGTCCGGGTCGTTGCGGTCCACCGCGGCGTAGAAGTCGGACAGCACCTCGTCGAGGACCTGGTCGCTGACGACCTGCTGTCCGTCCACCAGCACCGAGTAGCGGTTGCGGATCGCGTCCCCGATCGAGGTCAGGGTGCCGCTGGCGTAGGAGGCGAGGGCGGAGTTCGTGGACCGCAGGCCCTTGGACAGGTACTCGATGATGTAGGTCTCGTACTTCGGGGTGCCGATGTTCACCGAGTCGCCCGCACCCATGAAGTGCAGGCCGGCGCGGGCCGCCACGAACTGGTCGTCGTCGAGGATCAGCTGGTTCAGCGGGCGGATCTTGTCCCCGTCGTAGTCGGCACGCAGGGCGGGCAGGATCGCATGGCTGATCTCGAGCAGGTTGTCGGTGCCCTCCCGGGTCAGCGCGTAGGAGACCTGCGGGACGAGCACCTGGTACGAGCCCGCCTGGTCGTGCGGGTCCCGGGCGAACAGCATCGTGACCGCCCGGCTCATCGCGGTCTGCTCCTCGGCCGTCATCGTCCGGCCCGCGAAGTCCGGCAGCTTGCGGTTGTAGAGGTCGGAGAGGGTGGCGTTCATCGCCAGCACGTCCGCCTCCATCGTGGTCGGGGTGGCCGCGGGGGAGTGGATCTGCTCCACCCGGGCCCGCATGTCCGCCTCCAGCAGGGCGCCCATCTGCATCACGCGCTCGAGGTCGTCGGCGTTCTTCAGCAGCTCGGCCGCCTTCGCCAGCAGCGCCTCGTTGGTCGGGTCGTCCTTCAGCGCGAGGTCGTTGATCCGCGCCTTCTCCGCCACCTCGTCGATCTGGCCCGCCACACCGCGGAGGTGGTTGATGATGTTCAGCGTGGTCTGGCGTGCACTCGCCGCCACCGCGTCCGCCGGCATCGACGTCGGCAGGATGTTGCCGTCGGAGTCCACCTGACCCGCGTCCTCGATCTGGGTCACCACGAAGTTGCCGTCAGTCCTGGGGGCCGAGTTCGCCAGGGACTTGTCCAGCATCTTGTGCACCGCGTCCGCCAGCTTGTTCGCCCCGACGACGCCCGCGTTCACCTCGAGCGCCTGGTCGTCAGCGATCTTGCGGTACGCCGCGTTCACGGTGGCCCGCTCCAGCTGGCCCATCCCGGCCAGGGTCCGCTTCTGCTGGTCACTCATGGCGTTCCACTCCCGACGGCTCAGGGAGACCCCACCGGTGCGGAAGATCTGCGCGGACTTCGCCTGGGAGAACATCTTCTCGTCCGCCGTCGGCATCCGGGTGTTCATCCCGAGCCCCATCCCCAGCCCGCCGGCGAACCCGTAGACCGCGGAGGTGGCGATCTCCTCCAGGGTGACCGAGTTGTTGTGGGAGTGCGGCTCGAGCACCGCCTGCATCGCCTCCTCGTACCCCTCACCCATCGCATTGACGATCGCGGTGTTCACCTTCCGCTCACCGTTGGCCATCGCCATCGCGGCCCGGTAGAAGTCGTCGGCCTCCAGCGCACCACTGGCCTTCGACGTCATCCGCATCGCCTCGACCCGGGCGCCGAGGGAGGAGAGCTGCTCGGACGGTGCCAGCAGGCTGAGCGTCGCGCGCCGCGGGCCCACCACCTTGCCCGCCTCGTCCACCACGTACTTGTACCCGCCGACCTCGGCCTGCCTTCCGCCGGCCGCCAGCGCCGCCTTCTGCTCGGTGGTCGCCCCGCCGATCCGGGTACGCCCGCCCGCCCCGAAGCTCCTGCCCGGGACCCGCTCGCTCATCCCTGCCAGACCCGGGACCTTGCCGAACGCCGCCTTCTCGCCCACCGCCAGCCGCGTCGCATCCACCTTGCCAGCAAGACCGCGGACCATCCCCAGCTGGACCGCGTCGATCCCGACCTTGCCGATCCCGGCCATCGCAGCGGAGGCATCGAAGTTCCCGTCGTCGTCGGTGAAGATCGAGTCGAACCCGCCACGGGTGTAGTCGAAGGACTTCCCGCCGGTGAGCACCAGCTCGCCCACCTCACCGGAGATCACCCCGGACATCTGCGTGGTGTACAGCCCCAGCCCGATCGGGCTCGCGAACTGCAGGGCCGAGTCCCCGACGCTCGCCACCACGTCGGCCACCTGCACCCACTTCGGCACCTGCCGCTCGCCGGCCTTGTTCGTCCGGTAGAACTCGGACTCCCCGTCCCCCACCTCGCCCAGCTTCGCGTCCGCGATCCCCTGGGTCAGGTTGGAGAACGGGGTGATCAGCTTCCCGCCGAACCCGGCCCACTGCTGCACGCCGGTGGCGATCCCCGCATCCAGGCCCTCCTGCTCCGTCGACATCGCGGTGATCTCGTACGCCCGCGCGGCCTGCTCGGTCAGCGCGTCCTTGTTCATCCACGCCGCCAGGCCACCGGTTGCCAGACCAGCGCCGGTGATCAGCAGACCGGGGACGAGGCCGACTCCCGTGGCCGCCAGCGCCGCACCACCCGCGACCGCAGCACCACCGGCCGCACCGCCACCGGTGATCGCCTCGTCGACCCAGCCCTCCTCGAACTCGCCGGCCCGCTTCTCCACATCACCCGCGAACTCCTGGGCCGCGAACATCTTCTCGAAGTTCTTCGCGTTGTCGTGGCGGGTGTCCTTGATCTCCCGGTCGAGGCGACCCGTCACATCGGAGTCCGAGTAGATCTCCGCCTTGCGCTTCCCGTCGAACAGGATGTCGGCCATCATCAGGTTCGCGGTGTCCTTGTCGAACTGCTTGAAGACGTTCGCGACCTTCTTCCCGTCCTGGTACACGTCGCCGAACCGGAACTTCTGCACCCCGTCCTTGGACTCGTGGTCCCACGTCACGACGCCGGTCCCACCGTCCTCGAAGTACGTCTGCAGGGATCCCGCGTTCGCCGCCTCCTCCTGACCCTGCAGGAAGCTGTTGTAGAACGTGGTGTCCCAGCCGTTGTTCGTGCCCTCGGCGTTCGCACCCGTGTACCAGGTCTGCGCCGCGCCGGTGTAGCCCTGGCTCGAGACCCACTGCCCCAGCCGCGACTCCTCGAACCGGCCGCCACCGGCGGGACTCTCCCACGCCTGAGCCGCCCGAGCCCCCTGCTGCATCCCCGCCGGCGCCGCCGGGTTCTTCGCCTGCTTGCCCCAGTTCTGGAGTGCCGAGTGCTCGAACCGACCCGCCATCGCCACACTCCTGAGAACTGGCAGGAGGCCACACCACTCCCGCACTGGCGCTCAGCGTAGTCGCTGGTCCGGCTGCCCGGCGAGCGATGCTCGCTGACTCCGGACGAGGGTCTCCTGCGCGCAGACGTAGGTTCACGGGCAGAGACCGACCAGCAGAACCCGACGAGCAGGAAGAAGCAGTGCGTGAACCACCACGGAGCACGTTAGCCGGGTCCGTCAGCCCGTCAACGAGGGCCTTCGTTGTCCCGATTGGAAAACGTGGAAAAGTTTTCCGTCCAGTACCAATATAAACAATATAAACAAAAGAAACACACTACTCCCCCTATTATATATATATATGGTATATAGGTATCCATATTTGATAGTTAATAATTGAATCACTTGATTCGTTTGAGTTTGTTTTCTTTTTGGTATTCCCAATTTAGTCTAGTGCTTAAGGAGTAAGCCATGTCTCGCTTCGAGGACGCCTTCACTGATCTCATGATCTCCAAGATCAATCCAGATCCGATGGCTCAGCTCATGCCCATGATGGCCCAGCAGTTCCTCGCTTCAGGTGAGGTAGCCACTGATCGTTCCAAGATCGGTGTCATGCAGGAGCTTCGCGCCATCATCAAGGAATGTCAGTCGGAGACCGAGGACCCCAAGGTCACTGCTGCATTCCAGTCCATGCTGGACAAGTACGTCTCGTAACACGGGTGTGGTTTCAGGCTTAACGCCTGGAGCCACGCTCTCTTTTTTCACAATGCGTATGCGTTGACGACAACACAACACATTCACACAATCACTCTCACCTAGTCTCGTGACGCTTGCACTTGGGCTACCAAGTGGCCGGCCGTCACCAGACGAGGTGTGCATTCGCAATGTGGTTTATGAGAGCGTGGATCCAGGCTTAGGCCTGACTCACGCCCGTGCTCTCGTTTACGTGTAGTCACCTGACCAGGTGACTACGCATAACTGC